TTTATTAATAATTTATTAAGTAATTTTGCAAAAGCAGAAAAGCAAAAAGATGATTTTGCCTGGACTGTAAAAACATATAAAGCTATTGATGAAGATGGCAATGCATTATGGGATTCTTGGTTTCCTAGTAAAAAATTAGAAGAAAAAAAGAAATTCTACCAAGACTCTGGACAGCCACAGAAATTCTACCAAGAATATATGATGGAAGTTCAAAGTGCCGAAGATTCTATTTTCAATATGAAACATATTAAATATTGGGAAGGAAACTATGTATATGACGATGCAACTGAAATGAGTTGTGTAGTAATCAATGGAGAAGCTATTCCTGTTAATGTATTTGCTGGAGTAGATCCTGCAACGGATTCAATAAGAAGAGATTCAGATTTTTCAGTAATAATGATAGTAGCTGTCGATGAAAATAATAATATATATGTACTTGATTATATTAGAGAGCGTGGATTACCTGTTTTGGGTATACCTGGAGAGGCTAGGGATGGCATTGTTGATAAAATGTATAATTTAGCAAAAATTTATCATCCATCACTTTATGTTGTGGAAGATACTACTATGAGTAGACCTTTATTTCAAGCCTTAATGGCTGAGTCACGACGAAGAAATGACTTTACAGTTAGATGGCGTGAAGAAAAACCTGGAACAAGACAGAGTAAATTAGATAGAATACAAGGAGTGCTTGCACAGCGGATGACAATAGGATCTGTAAAAATAAAAAAAAGTCACTATGATTTACAACATGAAATAGTTACATTCGGTCCTAGAATGGCGCATGATGATACGATTGATGCGCTTGCATATGCAGTAAAGTATGCGTACCCGCCCCAAAATATAGCTGTCCACAAAGATGGAACGCACTTCCGTAAACATAAATCGCCCAAGAATTGGGTTATAGCTTAGGTACCTATGGCAAAGAAAACAGACAAAACTGCTAATCGAGTAAAAAGTCTTTTTGATTCTTTAAATAATTCTTTTAGAGAGAAATGGGAAACAACTAATCAGCAGGGATATGATTTTTATTTAGATAACCAATTATCAGCAAAGGAAAAAGAAGCTCTTGAAGAAACGGGAATGCCGACATTTACGATTAATAGGGTTATACCTGTTGTTGAAATGCTTAACTACTATGCTACGGCTTCCAATCCTAGATGGCAAGCTATTGGCGTTGAAGGTAGTGATTCAGGTGTTGCTGCTGTTTTTTCTGATATCGCTGATTATATATGGAATAACTCAGATGGTTCATCTCTTTATTCCAATGTAGTAAATGATGCAATAACTAAAAGTGTTGGTTATTTATTAGTTACAGTTGATCCAAATGCAGATAATGGTATGGGTGAAGTTGTTATACAGCAACCAGAACCTTTTGATATATTTGTAGATCCAAAATCTAGAGATCCTTTATTTAGAGATGCATCTCATGTGATGATAAGAAAAGTATTTACAAGAACACAGCTTCTAAAAGATTATCCACAATATGCAGCAAAAATAAAAAGAGCTTCAGCTAATTTTGGTGAAATAATGGGACAATCAAAAGGAGCAACAGATACTGGAGATATTCAGTATAATGATATTACAGAGGGATATGATAAAGAGGGTGGAGTAGATGAGTTAATTGAACTCTTTGAGCTTTATGAAAAAGAGCAAGTAAAATATTATAATGTATTTTATCGAATGGTCCCATCTCAAGAAGAGATGCAAAAAATTGAACAGAATGTTCAAGTCCAACTACAGGAAATGCAAAAAGAAATGGCTGTGCAGATGAAAGAGATGCAGAATGAAATGGCACAAGCTGTAGATTCTGGGGAAATGCTTCCTGATAGAATGGCACTTGAAATGGAAAAACAACAAAAAATGAATGAGCAGCAACTGATGGCAGCACAGCAACAATTAATGGCTGAAGCGCAAAAAGCTGCAAGTATTGTTCAGAATAATATTGTAAATGCAAAAGAATATAAAGTATTAATGGATGATCAATCTTTTGCTAATACAGTTGTTGATATAGTAGAATTTTATAAGCCTGCAATTAAACAGAGTTGTGTAGCAGGAGATGTTACTCTATATGAGGCAGATTTACCAATAGAGCATTATCCATTAGTACCATTTACATACAAATGGTCAGGAACCCCTTATCCAATGAGCGCTGTGAGTCCTTTAGTGGGAAAACAGCGTGAGATTAATAAGGCGCACCAGCTTATGATTCATAACGCTTCATTGGGATCTTCTCTTAGATGGATGTACTTTGAAGGATCTATTGATACTGACTATTGGGAAAAAAATGCAACAGCTCCAGGTGCATTGCTTCCAATTAACCAAGGATTTGAACATCCAAAAGAAGTTCAACCTGCTGCCTTAAATAATGCATTTTACACAATTACCCAGCAAGGTAAATCAGATATGGAATATCTTGCAGGTATCTATTCAAGTGCTCAAGGTGATCAAACTCAACAGCATGAAACTTATAGGGGAATGCTTGCATTAGATGAATATGGTACACGAAGAGTAAAGCAATGGTTGAAAAGTAGTATCGAACCTGCTTTAAAACAAGTTGGAGAAATTGTAAAACAATATTCACAAGCTGTGTATCAAGCAAACAAAGTGTTTAGAATTGTACAGCCAAGTGCTTTACAAGAGGAAAAAGAAGTTGAGATAAATATACCAATATTTAATGATATGGGTGAAGCAGTTGGTAAATGGAATGATTATGGAGCTGCAAAGTTTGATGTGCGTATTGTAGCTGGAAGCACACTTCCAGTAAATAGATGGGCATATCTTGCAGAATTAAAAGAATTAATGCAATTAGGTGTTGTTGATGACCTAGCTGTACTTGCAGAGACGGATATTAAAGATAAAACTGCAATTGCAAAACGTAAAAGCTTATATCAACAATTACAACAAGCAGTCCAGTCTTTAGAAGAACAAGTTAAAGATAAGGATGGAACAATTGAAACGCTTGAACGACAATTAGTTCAGGCAGGAATTAAGGATAAAATACGCTCAGTAGAAACTGAGATACGCAAAGGTGCAGTAAAGGCGCAGGGTAAAATGGCTCTAACCGCTGACAGACAAGAAGCCGATGCTAAAATCCAAAAACAACAAGCTCAAATAGAGCTTAAAAAAGACAAACAATCAAGGAGTGATAATGGCACAAAGTAACCAAGCAAACTCTTCAGCAAAACCAGTCGAAGAATTAAATCCTGATGTGGATTTGACCTTAGATGATGGTGGAATTGAAGACTCTGGCGACTTTTTTGAATCATTAGACCGTGAGGTGAACGGCATGATTCTTGATGATGATACAGTCGGAGAAGTCAAAGAACAGGAAACTCAGCAGAATACAGCTGCTGACCCAAGTGTTGACAGTCAACCAGGCGATCACCAGCATGATTGGGAGAAGAGATATAAAGATTCTTCATCAGAAGCACAGCGATTAAAATCGCAAGTTACTGAGATGGAACAATATCAACCCCTAATTGAGCGACTAAAAGAAGACACGGGAATGGTAAATGCAATAGAGGAATACGTTAAAAACGGCAATAAGCCACAAGACGTAAAACAAGCACTAAACCTTCCAGACGATTTCATATTTGATCTAGAAGATGCTGTTACTGATCGTAACTCATTGAGCGCAAAAGCTCTTGAGCATACGATTTCAAGCACTGTAGATCAGCGTGTCAATAATCAGTTAGAGCGTGAACGATCTGTACGAAAAGAGGAAACTCTTAAAGAACAGAAAAGTCGTGAGGCTAATGAGTTTAAAGAGAGAATGGGGATGACAGATAGTGAATATAATGAAATGATGAATTGGGCTAATGAGCACAAAACATCAGTTGAAGATATTTATTATCTCAAAAATAGAGACAAGAGGGATAAGAACGTAGTCAAAGGCACAAAAGAAGACATGCTCAAACAGATGAAATCGGTCAGGAATATACCATCAAGTATATCTAATAAAAATACAGTTCAAACAGAAGTTAATCACGAAGACGCAGTTTTCGATGCTTTAAAAGATGTTGATTCTGGTTTAGATAATATATTTGGGTAGAAAATAGTGTTTCCTCATAAATAGAAAGTGAGGCAAACCTCATGGCTGATAATCCTTTGAAGTTATCAACACATGCTCAAGATCAATTGGAGACTGGCTATAGTACTGGTGATTTAAGAAGACGGTATGACTTTTCTGATAGAGTATCAGAATTGGCGCCTGATCAAACTCCATTTTTTAGAGTATTGAGTAAAGTTGCTAAGAAAGCAACAACAGATCCAGAATTTAAAACTCTGGAACAACGCCATATGTGGCACAAGCGTTATGCTTATGCAACCGCTATGGATTTAAACGGTGGAGTCATTGGCTCTGGCGATAATGACAACGAATATGTCGACTATTCTTTTGCAGGCACAGATTTGCAATTAGATGATGAGATGAATGTCAAGTTTGAAACTGACTATTTATCTGCTGGTAATGTTCAGAATGTTCTAGGACAATCTGGTACAGCAGTTGGCGCATCTGGAACAAAACCTATCTTTTTTCTTGTAAATCAGATGGTTAAAATTCCAGTTCGTTTAATCAAAGTAGCTAATGCTGGTTCAGGGCAAGACGAAACAGTTCCTGCAACTTATACCGATGATTATATCATGGTTAAGATTACAGCAATTAGTTCTCCTGCTACTGGAGCTGACGCACAGGCAGTTTATGCTAAATGTAAAGTTGTTCGTGGAATTTCTGCAGCTGCAGTAACCGCACATGATTACTTTACACTAGCTGGTGCACAATACGAACATACAGGCACAACTTTTGATACAGTAGTTACGACTGCTTATAAAGAAAAAGATAAGTGCTATGTTGTTGGTTCGGCACATGCTGAAGGTTCAAGTTTCCCAGATACCTACAAAGATACACCTTACAAAGATGTAGTAGGTTTCACTCAAATCTGGAAAACAACCATGCAGATGACTAATACAGCAAGAGCTACAGAGCTAAAACTAGCTAAAGATGAATGGGCACGTGTCTGGAAGAATAAGCTTATTGAACATAAATGGGATATTGAAACAGATATTCTATTTTCTTCTAAGCAGAAGGATTCCGATGGTGTTCGATACACAGCTGGTATTGTAGACTATGTATTAAATAGTGGAAACTTATTCTCCATTAACTTAGCATCTGGTGGAACTACATCAGATGATTTCTTGGATAATATGAGTGATTTCATGGATCCACGATATAATAGTTCTAATGCTACTATGTTCATGTGTGATACTGCAACTTATAACTGGTTACACAAATTAGGTGGATTCCAGAAAAACGATGTTTCAATCAGTGATCAATTCCGATTTGACTTCGCAGTTTCTGGTAAGAAATCCTTATTTGGAATTCCAGTTACAACTATCACAACACCATATGGTGATATGAATGTTGTTCGCAATATTCATTTAGATGGTTCTCCAGTCAGAATTTTGGCTGTTAACTTAAAGCATTGTGCATGGCGTCCATTAGTTGGTAATGGCGTTAATCGTGACACAGCGGTTTATGTTGGCGTTCAAAGTCTAGAGAATACAGGTGTTGACAGACGCATTGACTTGATCCAAACCGAAGGCGGTATGGAAATAGTTATGCCTGAAGCACACGCTATCTGGAAATAACGGTTAATTAATTATGGGGGCGGTCATGCATGTAAACGCACCACTTAGCCCCCATATAACCTAAAGGATTTATATGGCATCTTTACAAACACAAGTCCGAGCA